GTAAATAAATTGTCGAGCCATCCAGCCACTGCGCCTGCTGTGTCTTTTATCTTTGAGACCGCCTGTGGTGCGCCGGGGATGGTGGAGGGTAAAAGCATCGGCGCAAGGAATTCCATCAACTGCGGGACAACAGGAATCTCAGTAGCCTCACCCACCTCTCTGGCTGCACCGGAAACAAATCCTGTGCTTATATCCCGTGCCACAGTGCCTTGACCCAGCTGCCTTAAAATTCCCCTCCCCGTTGATTCGGCGTACTTTGCAATTGGTTGCAATATTTTAGCAGGAGCCCTTATCGCAGCCCCACCAGGTATCGCAACCATGCCCAAATCAGTGCCGGTGGTAACGACATCACGCAGCAACCCTTCACCCAGCAACTCTGTGCTGGAATCCCCGATTCCCAATACCTTTCTTGCACTGTCGGAAACAGATGGAACACGGGACTCGCTGCCAGCAATCTTGATTATTTCGTTGACAACATCAACGCCGAGATAGTCCACCACACCCAATACATTTGCATTTGCTCTGCCTGCTATTGCCATAAGTGTGGGAGCCCCTGGAATTTTGAGCAGGCCACGCTCCAGATTCTGCAGCAAAGGGGTATCAACCGTAAACCTTGGCTCGAAATCCACCATGACAGGCTGACCATCCGGCCCAATTATTTTGCCACCGAATTTATCTCTGCCAACAACTTGACGTGATTCCCCATTACTCATGCTTATCCCCTACGGCTTCACAGAAATGCTTATGCCGTCTGCCGTGTATTCGGTCCCACTCGGCAGAGCCTCAAATTCGTCCGCTGTTTGGATCAGTTCCAGTGGGTTTCCATCTGTCCCCACCAGCTGAACATCCTCTTCGGTCCTGACGCTTGCGCGTGTCCTGTTAAAGACATCCTGGGCCTCAATTGCGGACATCTCGTAACCTTCTGTCCTCAGATAGTTGGCATAGAAAACGAATTCCCGCATTAATTTTTGCTCTGCATCTCTTTTTCTAATCAGGTAATCCTTATATTCCTCTACTTTGGTGAACTTGGGCATGCCGGTTTCCATCGCCAATGCCAGCTCTCTTTCTGACAATGCCCCAAAGGTTGTGCCGGCAATCACCTGCAATCCAAGCTGGCTGGCTATTTGGGTGAAAACCTTGTCGGCAGCGCTTCTGAAAACAGCTGGAGTCCACCTGTCCAAAAAGCCTGGCGTTGCGCCCTCCTCTTCAATTTGTCGAAGAGCTTCATCGTACAACACGACGTTATCTTTTATGGTATTCGCCTGGTCAATGGCAGATGTGACCCTTGCCTGCATGGCATCAGCTGCGCTCCTTGCTTTCGCTAAGGCTGTTTGCTGCTCAAGGTCGGTTTGCGCTTCAGCTGCTTCAGCCAAATAGATCTCTCTCGCAACTGCCGCCGGATCGGTAAGGGTTCGCGCCGGACTCGAATCAGTTGCAGGAACAACAAACGACACTTCGCCTGTCGCGGTTTGGTTGAACATCCCACCAGTCGAATATATTTTGCTATTGATCTGGTATCGATTAGCCAGCTGGGCATCTCTGGTCGCTGTATCCATCTGCTGCCTAGCATAAGCGTCCTGAAGCGCATAAGCCTTGCCCGGATCAACCTGGCGAACCATCTCTATAGCCTCTTGTTGACCTGCCCGAGTTTGCGTGTTGACCCCCCTTAGTTGCTCTGCCAACCGCTCCCCAGGGGTCTTGAAAGCATCCATACCAAACGACTTGGCAGTTTGCCTTATTGCCTCTGTTTGCCCTGGAATGCCACTAGCAATGCCCTGGGCGAGCAGAGAGAAAGGTCTTGTGGACTTCATCTGCTCTGCTGCCAACATAGATGCCCGCTCAACCTCCCGCCTTCTCTTCGCAGGGGTATCGATGATGTCCTCAAATAGCAAGGAAATGTCTGTTAGTTCTGCCATTTGTCTGTTCCTTTATATTTACCAGGGCCACGTGAAACCTGGCTGTGTCCCACCTCCCCCCGGCATAGCAGAGGGGTTAATTGCGATGGGTTGACGGCTTGCCATTTGGTTGTTTTCGGCAATCAAAAGATCGAACAAGGACTTGAGTGATTGCCGCCTCAACTCAACTGCTTGCTCCTCAGTTGCCGAGATCGTAATCCAGGTACTGCGAACCAAGGTCACGAGAGTATCCACCCATTTGCCTGCCGGCAACTGTCGCAATGTCTGCCANATTGACACTTGGCTGAGTTGCTTTAATAAGTTCCTGGCCCCCGCGATATGAGCCGGAAAGCAGCGTGTCTGCTATATTTGCGGTTATCTGCTTTTCATCTGCCTGTTGCTGCAGAGCCTGGAGCCTGGCTCTACTTCTTGCGTCCTGATCCAGCCTGGCGAAGTCAATCCCCTGGCCTGTAAGGTCTGCCCTTGTCGCTGCGTCAGTCCTGGCCTGGCTCATCGCGCTCAATGCGTCCGCAGAGCGTTGTTCTTGAATCGCCTGGTTTAATGAAAGTTCTTCTGGAGAGCCCCCGTATTGTGCAGTTCTGAGGCCTTGCCTTCCCTGCGCAAAGAGCTTTTGGTCGAGTGCCAGTCTTTCGCGCTCCTCCCCTGGAGCCCTGAGTGCCTGGAGCCTGTTAAACACGGTGGATTCAGTACCTGCTAGATTTACCGCGCTAAATGGGTCACTCAAGTCCCTGATATACTCAGCCTGCCGAGTACCTCGAAAGGTCTGCCCCTGTGGGTCTAGCGCATTGACCTCCAACAAATCAATTAATCTTTGCTGGTCTGCTCTCAGATTTTGTGAATACTCGCCTGTTGCCTCATCTAAAGTCCCATATTCGCCCCTGCCGAGAAGCGCATTAACAAGCCTTGAACCACCAGTTCGCAGAGATGATTCTAGTGCCGTTTGCTCGTCGCTCAGACTGTACGTGGTTCCACCCTTTGCGGTGGTTGCAACCGACCCCGGCATCGCCGTCACGGTGAAGGGCTTGAATTGAGTCGATTCTTCTATGGTGTCGTATAAGCTTTCGTCTTCTGGGAATCCAATGAATGTTTTTGCACTTTCGCCCATACCTCTGAGATCGCTGATGGCACTCTCGGTGGTAGCCACCTGACCAATTGTTCCCAGCAAGTTGCGAATTGGTTGATATTGGTCTTCAGTGAAGAATCCCATCACTTGTTCCCCACGATGTTTCCAAGTGTGCATCAGAAAGTCCCCCCATCAATTGTTGTTGCGCCGGTAAAGGTTCCGCTCACACTCAGGTTCACAAACGATGCAGAGCCGGTGAAAGTTGGTGACGCTGCGTTCGATTTGCTGTTCACTGCTGTTGCAATATTGTTAAATTCAGTGGTCAATTCCGTACCCTTCACCACCTTCAACGCAGACCCACTTGGCAAAGAATCCTTTGCCCCGAAATTGGTTGTGACCGTATAGCTGCTCATTTCAATTAATCCTTCCAATCAAACTGTGAATGTTAAGTTCTTGAAACGCAATCTCACTTCCGTTCACATCGCTGGTAATTCCCACCGTGACCACCGACCCGCTCCCCGTTGTGTTGACCTTCTGCGTGTTGATCAAGGTCAGTGATTTCGCATATTCGGCAGTTATGTTGTATTCGGAGATGTTGTATTGGGCTGCATCACTGCCAGTGAGCGTGTACGCTTGTTTCTGGTAGTCCGTCTCATAATCATAGGACCAATTGAGAACAACCGTAGCATCAGCTCCATTGAAAGTCGTGACGTTGACTTTNTTCATAAACTTCAATCTCGAAGAATCCCCAAATCCCAAAGGATGTGAAAAATACTGCAGCGAATAGGCAGAGCTATCATCTGTATTTGAGGTGTATTCACCGATTCCTGTTGCTACCCCTAGATAAAGCGCATCAGTGTCTGTCACGACAAAGCATAGCGGGTTGATGGATGTCCATGTTGTTGTTCGATAACTCCCATCACCCAAGGGAAATCGAGTATCGAAACAGTACAGCACCCCAATTGTGGGGAAATTCACCAAGTAAAAAGCATTATTTGCATCGTAGGCTGTTTTGATATTGCCGGTTTCAGCTTGTACCCTGGTTTTAATGTCGTTATTCACGTTTTTNGAGATGTCACCAATTGGGCTGGATTCTGCTCGAATGGTTCTNGAAAGTGATCTCACGCCAGAATAATCGAGAAACAAAACATCCTTGCCTGTNGATTGAACCGCATCTCTGGAAACACACCCGATGTTCAAAATGGTGTCACTGAGTGTCATCGTTGATGGGGTTCCTGCTCCCGAATAGACCAGGATTGATCTTTTGCCGAGGATGATCAGAAAATTATTGTGAGCCATAAGAGCCACAATTTCATCAAACCCACCAGGGAAAACAGTGGTCAGGTCTAACGACCCGCTCGATCCGGTTGACCAGTCCACGCCATCCAGCTGATCACTCCAATACAGTGTTTGTTTGTTCCCCGTGACATCTGCAGCCCATATTCGCCCGAAAGCAGTAATGGCAATATGGGCAGACGGTGGAGTTCCCACCGCACCACTATGGGCAACAATCGTTGTTAATGCGCTGGTTGCGGCATCGTAAACTAAAGGGAGGTGGCCTCTCTGAAACAAGTAAAACTTGTTGGCAAGTGGACACATTGCCCAGTTGTTCGCCGTGATCG